TAATGGACAATACGATGACTATGTTGATTCTATGACCCAAGCTGTGTTAAGATATCGACAAGGTGGATTTGTTTCAACATATTCTGATGACTGGGATGATCCTCCAATGAAATTAGAAAAAGAATATAAATATTATTAGGAGATTCTATGAGTCCAAAACAAAAAAAATTAGCTGGAAAAGCACCACCACCAAATAAAATTGATGAAAAAGATTTCGCTGTTCTAAGAGCAGAAAAAGCAAAAGGCAGAGGCATGGGTCTTCAAGATGAAAAAGTTAAACCAGGTAAAGTACAAAAAGCTAACTTAGGTTTAATGTTTATGAAAAGAGCAAAAGACAAAGGTGCTAAAGGTTTAGAATTTTTATCTCCACTTGCAATGCTTAAAAGAATTTCAGGTAGAAAAGCAGGTGGTGTGATGAAAGCAAAACTTGGTGCTGAGATTAAACCACAAGGTCCAGCAGTTTTAAGACCTAAACCAACTGGTCAAGGTGGTAAACCGTTAAAACCAAAACCAATTAAACCTAATAAAAAAATGGGTGGTGGCATGATGCAAAGACCTATGGGTTATTCTAAAGGTGGTGGTTTTGATGCGGGTACCCCAGGTAAAATTAGAGATCTCATGAAACAGACTAAAGTTAAAGGCAAAATGTTTAATGCGAATAACTTGACAAAAAAAGATTTTGAGAAACTAAAAAAAGTAAAGATGAGTAAAGTTATCACAAGCGATAAATATATGGGTGGTGGCATGATTGCTCCAAGTCAAAGACCTGGATATTCAAAAGGTACTATGGTCAAAGCTAGAGGTTGTAAACTAGGTAGAACAAGACCTACTAAAATAACATAGGGGGACAAATGTCCCTTAGAAGTCTTTTAGGACTAGGTAAAAAATTAATTCAAAAAAAAGCAGATGATGCTGTACCTGAAGCTCTCGAGACGACTACTATAGGTGGTCTTCCTGACCTTACTAAATTAAAAACACCTACTCCAAATCTACCAACTGTCGCTGAACAAACTAGAGCTTTAGTTGCTAAAGAACCGAAGATATCAGCACCGTTGTTATTACGTCCAATGGACAATATGAAACCTACTGCTGTTTCTCTTGGTGATGATTTAAAATTAAATAAAATATTTGGTTCCTCTACATACGATAGAATTGCTATGAAAGGTGATGGTTCTTTTACTGCAGATGAATGGGCAGACTGGCTAACGGACAGGGGAAAAAGAAGATTTAAATTATTTGGCAAAGACTTTGAAGAAGGTTTTGTAACCGGTAGAAAATTTAAATACGATACAGGTAAAGCAAAAGCAACTCCACATCTTATGAACAAAGAGATGACAGTGCCAATTGAAGAATTATTTGATTCAAACATTGCACAATTTAATAGAGCAGGAGATCTTACAGGTGGCTTATTGTTTTCTGCTAAAGAGGCAGGAGTTAAAATACCAGGACGTGTACTTGCTGATATGGTACAAGACAGTCCTATAAACAGAATTAAGATAAGAGAACTTGGTCTTCCTCAAACAGTCGTTAACAAAACAGAAAACACTGTCAAAACACAAATAGCTAGACTTGCAGACATGGAGCGATCGCTTCAAAGAACTATTAATGTAAACCCAGCAGCAAGTAGAGTAGAAAAATTAGAAGAATTTAAAAGTCAAGGTTTAGATGTTGCAGAAATGAAAATGAATTTAAAAACTTTAAGAAATGAAATGAGGGCTTTGAATTCTGCAGTTCGAGATGGTAATTCATCTGCCGTTGAAGATGCTTCAGTAGAGATAGCAAATCTTTTTAGTAAAATTAAAAAAGGACTACCGAGTGATAAAAAAATTGCAATTAACAAAATGCAAGGTGAAATAGATGACATTGTTGCTTCAACTAGAAACATCACACCACCTAAATTTCAAAATCAAACTGGATATACTTTTCCAGGAGGTCAAAACTATAGAGAGGCAGTCATTGTTCTAGATGAAAGTATTCCAAAAAATATAAGAGGTGGAAGAAGACCTAACCCACATTTTGAGGGTAAAGAATACGACAACCCAATTGCACATATTCGTTGGGATACAAGAACTACATCTGATGGTAAGAAAGCTTTTTTAATTCATGAAATACAATCTGACACTAACCAAGGTATCAGTAAATTTTTAAGAGATCAAAAGGCAGAACCCTTTAATACATCATTAAGACAAAACCCTTATCAAAATGAAAAAATTTTAAAGTTCTTATTTGATTCTAGAAAGAAATTAAGTGATGAAGTTTTGAGTGGCAAACTAAGTTCTACACGAATGGAACTTAATGCAAAAAAAATAAAAGACCTCGATGAAGTTATTAAACAAACTGTTAAATCACCAAATGCAAAATATGATCGATATGGTAAAGTTGAGGAATATTATGGTGTACCTACCGGTGTTGATTATGTTCCATTACTTGATCGATCGTCACAAGCAAAAGCTGGTTTAGCATATTTAACTAACCTTGCAGCTAGAGAAGGTGTAGACTATGTTGCTGTAGCTCCAGTAAATATAATGGCTAGAGGAATTGCAAAAACGGGACCCAAAAATATGCCAAACACAAAAGCCTACCAAGAAGCGTATGGTTATTTTAGAGGTAATAAAACACCAGGTTCTAAATCACCTGCAGTAATTCCATCTTTGATGAAAAAAATAGGAAAAGATTTTAATACAAAAGCTGGAACTATAAAAATTTCTAGATCAGATCCAACAAAACCTTACAAAAGAATTGAGCAAGAAGAATTAGATATTTATGATGGTAATTCATATAAAGTAACAAAACACACTGAAGCATCAAGCACACCTAGAGGTGATACTTCATTGATACCAGATAATGACCTTAGATTGTACGAGGACGTTTTTTCTGTTAAAGTATCACCAGACATGGTAAACCCACAAAAGATCTACAAAAAAGAAGGTGGATTTATTAGTAAATATAATTAAGGAAAAAAATGGCAGTAGAAAAACAAGAACCCCAAACAGAAGATATTTTAGAAGAAGAAGTAGAAGTTGAATCGATGCCTGGCGGTGAAGAGGTAGACGTAGCTGTCGAAGGTGAAGAAGTACAAGAGGAAAGACCACAAGACGATTTCAATGCAAACTTAGCTGAAAGCATGGATGAGAGAGATCTCAAAGACATGGCCATGGAGCTTATTGAAGAATACAAAAAAGATAAAACTTCTCGAAAAGAATGGGAAGATGCTTATATCAAAGGTTTAGATTTATTAGGAACTAAGTATCAAGAAGTGACAAAACCATTTAAAGGAGCTTCCGGTGTCACGCATCCTTTATTAGCTGAGTCTGTTACACAATTCCAAGCACAAGCATACAAAGAATTAGTACCCTCTGATGGGCCAGTTAGAACACAGGTTGTTGGCTTACAGACACCGGCTACCGAACAACAAGCAGATAGAGTTAAAGATTATATGAATTACCTGCTGATGGAGGAGATGGAAGACTATACAACTGACATGGATCAGATGTTATTTTATCTACCCTTATCAGGATCTACTTTTAAGAAAATTTATTATGATGCATTGTTAGATAGACCTGTATCCAAATTTATTCCAGCAGAAGACCTAGTAGTTCCATACTACGCATCTGATTTAAAAGACTGTGAAAGAATTACTCATGTAATTAAAATGACTCAGAATGAGGTTACTAAAAAAATGGCTGCAGGTTTCTATAGAGATATAGAATTAATTGATAGTAGTTCAGAGCCAGATTCAGTACAGAAAAAATTAAACGAACTTGAAGGTGTTAAAGGTAATGGCTCAGATTATTTAAACACAATTCTTGAAATGCATGTAGATTTAAATCTAGATGACTACGAAGATTTTGATGACAAAGCTAAAAAAATAAAAATTCCATACATCGTAACAATTGATGAAGGTAGTGGAGAGATTTTATCTATTTACAGAAACTACAAACCAGGTGATTTAAGTTATTCAAGAGTTGAATACTTTGTACATTACAAATTTTTACCAGGATTAGGTTTTTATGGTTTTGGTTTAACACACATGATAGGTGGTTTATCACAAGCTGCAACTCAATCGTTAAGACAATTGATTGATGCAGGTACTTTAAAAAATTTACCAGCAGGATTTAAGTCACGTGGTATTAGAGTTAGAGATGATGACCAACCAATTCAACCAGGAGAGTTC